CTATTGTTGAATTTAATGAACTTGTAAAGCCATGAAAGAAATCATAATCAAATTCAACAGCGACAATGAAATCATCGAGTTAAGTGATGATGCCGAGTCATTACCGTGGGCGTTATTAGATGCGATATGTGAGCATTTTAATTACAATGACATCAATATCACCTACGAAGCGGTTGCAAAGCATTACAGCAATCCAAATGGTGAGCAATGGATAGAGCATGAATACAAACATACATCGGAACAATTCGATGCGCTTCCCGAAGCATTAATAAGTGAAATACTAATCAATTTAAATAATTAAAACAATGAACACAATCACAGGTACAATTAGAGAAATCTACCAAACACAACAAGTAAACGACAACTTCTCCAAACGTGAGATGGTCATAACCGTGGCCGACAAGTACCCACAACACATTACGGTGCAATTTACACAGGACAGGTGCCCAATGCTTGACAAGTACATGGTTGGCGATAACGTGACCGTGTGCTACAACCTACGTGGTAAGCAATACCAAGGCAAGGATGGAAGCGTAAAATACTTCAATAGCATTGAGGGATGGAAAATTGACAGGACAGAGAATGTGCCGTTAGATGCCAAAGGATTGAGTGATGATAATTTATTTTAATACTAACAACTAAAAACAAAACCTATGGAAACAAAAACGCATTTTAAAAAATTACGCAATCCAAACTACATTGGCAGTTGGGATTTAATCAACCCCGATGGCAGCTACAATGATAAAGTAGTTACCATTTCGGGCGTAAAGAAAGAAATGGTACACGATGGTAAAGGTGGCCAATCCGAGTGCATGACCGTGTCATTTACCGAGTGCAAGCCGATGGTGTGCAATTCAACCAACGCAAAGCAGATAGCCAAACTTGCAGGCACTCCATTCATTGAGGAATGGGCAGGCAAGCAAATCATCTTAACCGTTCAAAAAGTTAAAGCATTTGGTGAACAACACGATGCTATTCGAGTGTCAAACAAGCCAGTTGTTAAACCGACATTGGAACTGAACACACCGACATTTGACAAGGCACGTAAGGCAATTGAAACGAAATCGGCAACGGTTGAACAAATAAAGAAAAAATATATTTTATCAGCGGAAGTGGAGGCCGCTTTATTAATCAATGGATAGACTATTTAAAATAAGATGCTCCCAAATCGGTAAGATTATGGGCAACGGCAAGGGCGGTAATTTACCGCTCACTTGCCAAACTTATCTCAAAGAATGGTATGCTAACGACCGTGAGGAAATACGCAGCAAGTATTTTGATAAGGGTAACATGGTCGAAAACGAACTTATCGAAATGGCAGCCGATAAACTTGGCTTCGGAATGGCAGAGAAAAACATTGTAAGCATGCATGATGAATACTTCCAAGGTACGTGCGATGTTTGCCTACATGATACTATAATTGATGTTAAAGCACCGTGGGATATGAAGTCGCTACATGATAGCATCACTTCGCCAATTAGCAAGGACTATGAATTGCAAGGGCGCGGTTACATGAGGTTATACAACAAGCCGAATTTCATATTGTTTTACGGCCTTGTTACCACTCCCGAAGAAGCTAACTACGGCAACGAAATCAGTTACGATGATATTCCAGATGATTTGCGTTGGGGTGCATTCCACATCAAGCGCGATGTTGCCATTGAAGAAGAAATCATTGCACGTGTGATTGAGTGCCGAAAATGGTTGGATGAATATCATGAGTTGGTGCAAAGTAAACTTGGTAAATTGATTTCTGTTTAGTATATTTGCATCATTGTTTCGGTTCGACATTATAGAAACATAAACTTATTGGCCTATTTAATGGACTGCAGAAGTCGAACCCTGCAGGAAGTTAGATGGGCTTTTTTATTTATACACAATGAAAATATTTCGCATTCAATCCCCAAGCGGTCAAATGTTAACCATTTGGGCAGAAACAATTTACCATGCTGTGCAAAAGGCAATGGTTGTTGATGGGTTTAAGTATAAACAAAACCAATACAGATAATGAAAGATACATTTATAATTCGGTCGGAATGGTGGCCTGCCATATCTAAATTAAACGATAGCCAAAAGGCAATAATACTATCAAACCTATTTAAGTTTCATGCCGATGGCAATGTTGATTTATCCGACCCGCTTGTTGAGTTGGTATGGTCATTTATTGAGCCAAACCTTATACGCAATATGACCAATTACGAGGAACGTGTAAAAAAGGCCTCCGAAAACGGAAAAAAAGGCGGTCGACCGAAAAGCGAAGAAAAGCAAACAAAAGGGTTGGCTTTTTCGGAAACCAATAAAAAGCCAATTGAAACCCTAAATGTAAGTGTAAGTGATAATGTAAGTGTAAGTGAAAATGATAGTGTGTGTGATAAAATAAGCACGCCCGCCCGCGAGGATTTTCTTTTATTCTGCAAAGGGTTAGATATTGACTTCGATAAACTACAAGATACCATTGCGGCAAAATATGATACTTGGGTAAGGGCAGGGTGGCGAAATGGATTTGGAAAACCGATAACCGATTGGCAGCAAACTATAATTAATACCATACCGCACTTGAAACCGATGCCAAAGAAGAAACAGGCACCAAGCGATGTAAAAACAACACTTAATTTTGGCAAACGATGAAGCAGCAACTACCACCGCAATCACCAGAGATAGAACAAGCCGTACTTGGGGCAATACTGACCAACAAACAGGCCATTGAGCAGATACTTGACATCATTACCGATGAGTCATTTTATAATGAAAGCAACGCGGCCATATTTAGAGCAGCCATGAACCTGTATAAAGACAACAGGGGCATTGACTTGTTTACCGTTATTGATGAACTTAAACGCATGAATAAGTTGGAGTATATCGGTGGCCGCGTGTATATTGCTGAATTGATGAATAAAGTATCATCATCAGTCAATATTGAATACCATGCACGAATATTGGCCGAACAATATGTTAAGCGGTCAATGATAATGCTATCACTCGGCATAGCTAAAGAAAGCTATTCGGATGCTTCCGATGCCTTTAACGTGCTTGAAATGGGGCAGCAGATGCTCGACAAAGTTGAGAAATTTGTGGCCGTTGGCAAGGTCAACACCATGCTTGACTTGTTTTATGAAAGTGAAAAGAGAAACGATAACATAATAAGCCGACACGGCATAAGCGGAATACCAACAGGTTTTCCACCGATTGACAAAATTACAGGCGGTTGGCAATCGAGCGACTTTGTGATATTAGCAGCAAGACCGGGCATGGGTAAAACATCATTGATGTTAAACTTCATCCGCAATGCAGCAGTTGAATTTAATGAACCTGTGGCCGCTTTCAGTTTAGAAATGTCTGCCATGCAGTTAACACATAGGTTGCAATCTGCCGAAACAGGAATTGCGTTGGAGCGATACATGCGTATTGGATTGACACCTGATGAGGTTGAGTTTAACCATATTAAATGCCAAAAGTTAGCAAGCGCACCGATTTATATTGATGACACCGCAGGGTTAAGCATATTTGAGTTGAAAGTAAAACTGCGTAAATTAGTACGCGAGAAAGGAGTTAAAATGGCCGTGATTGACTACGTGCAACTAATGACCGTTGGCAAAGGTGCTGATGTACATAGCCGTGAGCAAGAAATCAGCTACATAAGCCGAAACCTTAAAGCCATAGCCAAGGACTTGAATATTCCTGTGATAGCACTATCGCAGTTGAGCCGCAAAGTTGAGGAGCGTGCCGATAAGATACCGCAACTATCCGACCTGCGCGAGTCGGGGTCATTGGAGCAAGATGCCGACCTTGTGATGTTTATTTACCGCCCCGAAGCATACTCGATTTATGAGGATGACAAAGGCAATAGCACCGTAGGCAAGGCAAGCGTAATGATATTGAAGCACAGAAACGGAAGCACGGATGATAACATTGTACTTGGTTTCAAGGGCGAGTTAACAAAATTTTACACGCTCAATGAAAGTGAACAACCAAATAATGTATCTTTGCAACCATCCGATGAATTTTAACATCCTCACCATCCCCGAATTCGAGCAATTAAACCACGAAGCCAAGCGGTCCAAGTATTCTGCTCATAGCTTTCAATACTTGCCGATTGAACGTTATAATTTAACCAAGAAGAAAATCGTTAAGGTTCGCAAAACGGAATTAAAAACAAACCATTTAGATTTACCGGTGAATGAAATCCTGCAACACAAAGTTACCAAGGATGCGTTCAACACTAACCGATTTACCGACTTGATTATCGATTACCTCAAACTTGTACACAACTGCAATTCAGCAAGGCGCATAAGTAGTGAGGGCAGGTATCGTAAAGGCATTGGTTACATCAAGGGGTTAAACAAGGGCATGGAAGATATACAGGCAATCATTAACGGCAGATTGATAGCCATTGAGGTGAAAGGGCCTGGCGACCGAATAAGTCCCGACCAATTAAAGCGCAAGGCAGCACTTGAAGCCGATGGGGGTGTGTATATCATTGCGGAAAGTTTTGAGGGGTTGCAGGTGGATTTATTACAATCACTTGCATATTAAAATAATTTGTATCTTTGTGGGGTGAAAAACGTGAAAAATACACGAAAATACACTAAAAAATGGGTTTTACTAAAGGAAATAGCGGCAAACCGAAAGGAGCGCAAAACAAATTGACAAAATCAGTAAAGGAAGCGTTTGAGATTGCGTTTAATGAATTGCAAGGTGATAAGAATGCGAACCTTGCAACATGGGCAAAGGAAAACACAACCGAGTTTTACAAGTTGGCAGCAAAGTTGATACCGACATCGGTTAATGCTGATTTAACAACACAAGGCGAGAAGTTACGCTTGTGGAAAGTTGAATTTATCGACAATGAAAATAAATAACTGCTACCGCCCCGCACTTTTAAGCCAACATAGATACTTGGTATTGAAAGGCGGGGCGGGCTGATTGGCTCTGGCAAATCCATAGCAGCTATTCAAAAGATAATACTGCGAACAACAACCGAGCGCAACCACCGTATATTATGCATCCGTAAAGTAGCTACCACGATACGTAATTCAATATATCAGTTGTTGATTGACAAGCTACTTGAATACGATATTTATTCCGAGTTTACTATCAACAAGTCCGAAATGCGTTTTACTCATACACCAACAGGTAACGAGATACTTTGTGCAGGTATGGATGATGCCGAGAAAATCAAATCAATTGCAGGTATTACTTCGGTATGGTGTGAGGAAGCAACCGAATTAGATGAATTGGACTTTAATCAATTAGAGTTAAGGGTAAGGGGTGAAACAAGTAACTATAAGCAATTCATAATTACATTCAACCCAATAAGTGAACAGCATTGGTTAAAGCGCAGGTTTTTTGATGCTCCCGATGATGATACCTATGTGTTGCATACTACGTACAAGGACAATGCGTTCCTTGATGCTGATTACATCAAGCACTTAACCGAGCGAGTGAAAGCCAACCCGAACTTGCACAAAGTTTATGTACTTGGCGAATGGGGCAAAGTGGATTTCGGTGGCGAGTTTCTTAAAAGTTGGTCAACGGTTAAGCATACCGGGATTGTAACTTATGATCCATCACTTGCCGTTTGGCTTTCCTTTGATGAAAACGTTAACCCATACTTTCCTTGTGGTGTATTCCAAGTGAGTGATGACAATGAAATACGAATGATTGATTGCATAGCTTTAAAGAACCCCGACAATACGGTCAAAGCAATGGGCAGGGCAATACTGCAACGGTTACGGCATTGGAAGCACAACGGCCATGTTTATGTTTGTGGCGATAGCACCTCACAAAAGGATGATGTTAAGCAAGAAAAGGGATTTGACTTGTTTCGATTGCTAATCAATGAACTTGATGAAGTGAAACCGATTAGGCGAGTGGCCAAGTCAAACCCGAATGTGCGCCCGAGTGCAGATTTTTTCAATGCGATACTTGCCTACAATGAGCAGGGCATATCGTTTACAGTTGATGAAACTTGCAGAGTAGCAATACTTGACTTTGAGAATACCAAAGAAGATAAGAACGGTAAGGTTGATAAGAAAACCGTTACCGACCCAGTGACCAAAGTAAGTTATCAACCGTATGGTCACATTGTTGACTTAACACGCTACTTAATCACATCCGTATTCCCAACACAATACACACGCTTTCAAACAGGCATCATCAAACCGCTTGTTGTTGTTGGTCGGGATGCGGAATGGAAATCAGCATCAAGATTTTAGTTACATATTTGCCCAATATCGAATTTTTATTTATTATTTCGCATCATGGCACGATTTCTAAAAACCTCCGACTATCTTTCAATAATTCAAACGGT